AATTGGTGGCGCTGCTCTTAAGCAGGGACTACAAGCATTTGAAGCAGCAACATCTGTACAGTCAAGCATGTATTCAAATGTAATGGGTGGAACAATTGGAACCGAGGAAGCGATGCGCTCAGGTGCTACTGCTGCGACTGCTAATGTAGATTACAGAGCAATTGCAGCAGAACTTCCACGGATGGAATTCTTAAGTTCTATATCTCAAGGACTTCCACAGTACGGTCAGGTGGAAGCAGAGAAGGCTAGAATCCAAGGACTTGCATCAGAAGAAAGAAAGAAGCAAAATTTAATTGCTCTTGAGGAAGCACGCTATGGTGGTTCTTCTGGAGTAGCAAGAACAAATTCCTCAGTCGCAGGAATTATTTAATAAAGAATCCTGAACGGACCCATCGGCCCCGTCAGCGTAATAGACCGATAGCAAGAGCCAGCCTAGTTCCCCGACTAGATACTGAGGCTTGCGACTACAACGAATAGAAGGGTGGCGTTGCTATGAGCAACAACTACTGGGACGACGAAGACGATGACCTCGATACCGAAATCGAGACGCAACCAGACGGAAGTGACTTACTTAAAAAGTTACGGAAGGCTAAGCGTTCTGATGAAAAGCGTATCAAGGAACTTACCGAGCAACTTGAGAATTATACCAAGGAGCAGCGTGAGCGAACTGTCAAAGAAGTCCTTCAGAAAAAGGGCGTTAATCTAAAAGCAGCACGGTTAATCATGAAAGACATTGAAGATTTTAGCGAAGAGTCAGTTAATAATTGGCTTGAAGATAACTCTGATTTGTTCGGATTAACACCTGCAGAGGAAGCACGAAAGACTACTGAGTTTGACCGCGCAGAATTGCGCCAGCAAGACTCATTAACTAGTAATGCTGTAAGCCCTGATAGAGCAGAAGACTTAGATTATAAGTTAGGTGCTGCACAAAGTGCAGACGACATCTTGTCAATCCTCCGCTCGCAATCATAATGTCCGTTCATAGTCACTTGGAGGTGACACACTAATGCCTACATCATACACAGGCACAACATCAACAGGCGCTGCTTCCCTCGGAGGTACCGCAGGTGGTGCTGGTTTAGTACAGAAGGCGTATGACCGCCTTGTCGAATTCGCTCTCCGCGCCGAACCACTAATTCGTTCAGTTGCAGATAAGCGTCCAACTAACCAGTCAACACCAGGTTCAACAGTCGTTCTACAGAAGTACAACGACCTATCACAGGCAACAACTGCTCTCACAGAAACATCTGACCCAGATGCAGTTTCATTGACAACACCAAATACAGTTACAATTACTCTTAACGAGTACGGTAACTCTGTATTGGTAACACGTGCTTTGGAACTATTCTCACTTGCAGATGTAGACCCAGCAGTTGCTAACATCATCGCATTCAACCTTGCCGATTCTATCGACACAGTTGCAATGGCGACACTAGGTGCAGGAACTAACGTAATCTACTCAGGTTCAACTGCAACATCATCAGCGACAATTACTGCTGCTGCAACACTAACTTCTGCTAACATCCGTAAGGCTGTTGCTAAGTTGCGTGCTAACAAGGCTGCATACCGCAAGGGTGCAATGTACTGGGCAGGTATTCACCCAGAAGTTTCACACGACCTTCGTGCTGAGACAGGTGCTGCTGCTTGGCGCGACCCACACAACTACCAGACAAATGAAAACATTTGGGCTGGTGAAATCGGTTCATACGAAGGTGCATACTTCATCGAGTCACCACGTATCAACTCTGAGAAGATTGGTGCTGACCAGACTGCACTAGCAACAACTACTGCAACAGTTGCAGGAACATCTGCTGGATTCACATTCGGCGTTGCTTCATCTGCTGTTATTGCAACACGTGCTGAAGTTGGTGACAAGATTGCAGGAACAGGTATCGCTTCAGGTGCTAAGATTACTGCTATTGCTACATCAGGTTCAACAACAACATTTACAGTTGACACAGCACACACTGCTGCAGTAACTGTATCAACAACAATCACTGTAACTCCAGTAACACGTGTCTACGACACTATCCTTGCTGGACAGCAGGCAATGGCTGAGGCAGTTGCTGAAGAGCCACACGTAGTAATCGGACCAGTAGTTGACAAGTTGATGCGCTTCCGCCCAATGGGTTGGTACGGCGTACTTGGCTTTGCTCGCTACCGCGAAGAAGCACTATACCGAATCGAATCAGGTTCATCAATCGGCGCTCTATAAGAGTTGATTGACGGGTGGGCAGGGGAGCAATCCCCTGTCTATCAGTAAGTTAACTAGGGAGAATAATGACAACATATACATTCAGAACACCAGTGGTTGCAGAAGGACCTTCTGGTGCTCATCGCCTATTTTCTTTCTACAAGATTGATAGGGGTATTACTATCGTACGTCAAGATGGTGTCTACTATCAAGCACGTTACCTAGTAGATGGTGACTTGGCTACCTATCAAGAAGTTTATCGTGGTGGATACAACCACACAGTAAGTGAAGCAACAAAGGCAGCACTAATTGCTGCAGATATAGATGTAACAGAGGCAAACTTCACAGCACAGTAGGGGACACAATGGAACACGAACACATCAGTAAAGTTCTTAAGTGGGGATACAAGTTAGAAGATGGGGACATGGTTCCTTATTGCGAGTTGTATGGTTGCACAGAATGTGATGCTACCTCAGAAGAACCATTCCCAACTAGCGAAGTATTTGTTGACCATACTAAATGTGGACCAGATTGTTTTGGTTGTAAGGCTAGGTCTTTGCAACTAAACGCAGGAGATGCGACCAGAGATATATCCGACAAGAAATGGACTGGTGAACTCCAAGCATATAGGGATGCACGTGCTCAAGGTATGCAACCAGGTGGTACAACAAGGCAACACGTGGAAGCAGCATACAACGCTAGTGAGGTTCTTAACAAACCTTACAACGCTGAGAAGATGCCTCCTGCACAACACATCAATAAGAAAACAACCGAAGTACTAAGGGAAGTAGGAACAATATAATGATGAACAAGGCATACAAAATGGGCGAGAAGATGGAATCTAAAAAAGAAAAAATGATGGAAATGAAGATGGGCAAGAAGAAGATGGTCAAGAAGGCTGTAGCCAAGAAGATTGCAAAGAAGTCTGTCGCTAAGAAGAAGATGAAGTAATGCCAAAGGTAAACGGAAAAGAATTTCCATATACCGCTAAGGGTATGGCAATGGCTAAAGCAGAAGCAAAGAAGTCTGGCAAGAAGATGGTAAAAAAGACCGTAAAGAAAAAGAGTATGGTCCGTAAGAAGGGTATGTAATTATGGGTAAAGGATTTGAAATTTCACTTCCAGGTGGTGGAAGCAAGAACAGTAAGACTGGTAAAATTACCCCACCAAAGCCAAAGAGTACTCCTGCTCCAGTTGTAATGACTCCAAGGCAGTATGATGCAATGCTTAAGAAAGTAATTGCAGATATGAAAAAGACTAAGCGATAAAATGAAAAAGAAAGCAGCAAAGTCTAAAGTAAACGCTGCTGGGAACTATACCAAACCTGGTATGCGTGCCTCACTCTTCAAGAAGATTAAGGCTGGTTCCAAAGGTGGAGACCCTGGTGAATGGTCTGCACGTAAAGCACAGTTGCTTGCAGTTCAGTACAAAAAGGCAGGCGGAGGTTACAAGTAATGGCACTGGCTAAATCACAGCAGTCACTTAAGAAGTGGACCGCACAAAAGTGGAAGACCTCTGATGGTAAACCCTCTAAGGGCAAGAAGAGATATTTACCATCTGCTGCATGGGCTGCGTTAAGCCCAGCAGAAAAAACTGCTACCAATAAAGCCAAGGCTCAAGGTAACGCTAAAGGTAAGCAGTTTGTTAAACAACCTAAATCTATTGCAAAGAAAACGGCTAAGTACAGATGAAAGACTCAAGACTAAAACGGGCTGGTGTCGCAGGTTTTAACAAGCCAAAGCGTACACCTAGTCATCCAACTAAGTCACACGTTGTTGTAGCAAAAGAAGGCGATAAGGTCAAGACTATTCGCTTTGGTCAACAGGGTGTCACTGGCGACAAGAAGCCAACTGCAAGACAGAAATCTTTTAAGGCTCGTCACAAAGCCAATATCCAAAAAGGTAAAATGAGCGCAGCCTACTGGGCTGACAAAGTTAAATGGTAAGTAATTTAATCGTACAACAAGGAAGGCAAAACAATGGCTGGTAATACTGGTAGTCCATTATGTGCAGAACTCAACCGTATCGCAAACTATGGCGTATACCCAGATAGAGATGACTTCCTAGAAGAGCAAGGTGCTGCCAACGTTTGGGCAGGTACCACAGGTCAAGGGTTATTGGGTGCTCTAAATTATATTGTTGACCCTAACCGTACAGATAATAATTACAAGGGACTCACTGCAGTTTGTAATGAACTAGCAGGAACTACTGGACTGTCTGATGTTGATGCACTACGCACCATCAATCACCCAGCAGAGGTACTACTTAAGGGAACCACTGCACGCTCTGCTTCTTACTATGTAGATGCTGCTACTCCACGCTACAACTATCCTGGGTATATTGAATATACTGGTTTGTCTGGTCAATATATTTCAGTTCCCGATGAGGCAGCATTACGCATCACGGGAGATATTGACCTTCGTGCAAAAGTGACATTAAATAGTTGGACCACTAACACAGCATTCATAGCAAAACGCAATGCCACAACAGCATACAATTTTTACTTAAATGCTAGTGGAACTTTATCAATGGGTTGGTCCACTGATGGAACTACATTATTTTCCATTGCTAGCACTGTTACTACTGGTTTATCTGATGGTGCCACTAAATGGGTTAGAGCAACGTTTGACGTTGACAATGGAGCAGGTGGAAAAACTGTTACATTTTATTTATCCGATGACGGGGTTAACTGGACACAGTTAGGAACTGCCACTACTCAGGCAGGTACAACAAGTATGTTTGCTAGCACCGTACCAGTTGAAATTGGTTCACTTGCAGGTGGAACAACATTCAATCTTAATGGAAAAATTTATCAAGCACAAATTTTTTCAAGCCTTAATGGAACGAATAAAGTACTTGATGTAGACCTAACAACTAATGTTACATCTGCTACCTTTAATCAGTTCACTGCTACTACTGGTCAGTTAGCAACAATTAACGGTCAAGATACTCTGACTAATGGTGGCACTGCTGGCTCACTACTACCAACTACTGTTGGCTCTAGCACCTCTGCAGACTCTAACGACCCTAAGTTCCTAGACCATACTGGCACTAACTATGTGTATCTGCCTGGGACTATTACAAATTATTTGGAAGTACCAGATGCTGCTGCCCTTGACATTACAGGTGATATTGACCTACGCTGGTATGGAGCACTTGACGATTGGACTCCAGCCACTCAAAATGAATTACTTGCTAAGCAAACACTAAGCAATCGCAGTTACAAGATAGCAATTAACTCAACAGGTTTTGTTACTTTTCAATGGTCAACCGATGGTTCTACTATGATAACAGCAGCAAGCAGTGTTGCAACAGGCGTAACAGACGGCGCAGCAAAATGGGTCCGTGTGACTCTTGACGTAAACAATGGTGCCTCTGGCAACGATGTTAAGTTCTTTCTATCAGACAACGGAACAAGTTGGACACAGTTGGGCAGTACAGTAACAAATGCTGGTGTTACAAGCATTTATGTTGGTACGGCACCTGTGCGTATTGGAGCAATTCCTGATATCGGTACGACTCCACTTACAGGCAAAGTTTACCGCGCCCAAATCCTCAACGGCATTGACGGTACAACAGTCCTCGATGTGGACACCTCAGTTATTACTGCTGGTGCTGCTACATCCTTTACCGCAGTTACTGGTCAAACAGTTACCATCAACCGTGCAACCTCTGGACGCAAGACTGTTGCTGTAACTCAACCTACTTGGCTCTTTGGTACTGATGACTATATGGAAGTCAACAACCGCTATATGGCTCATTCAACTGCAGCCGAGAACTATGTCTACCTCTCTGGTAACTCTGGCAACTATATGTCAGTTGCAGATAATCCACCGTTGGATATTACAGGTGACTTGGACCTAAGAGTTCAAGCAGCACTAGACGATTGGACTCCTGCAGCATCAACTGGTCTTGTTGCAAAATGGCTTACAACTGGAAACCAACGTTCATATAGATTAGATTTGAATACAAGTGGAAATCTAGTTTTATTTTGGTCAACAAATGGAACTGCAGTAAACTCGCAAACATCTACTGCAGCATTGTCGCTTACTGATGGAGCCGTAAAGTGGGTGAGAGCAACCATTGATATTGATAATGGTGCTTCAGGTCACGATATTAAATTCTGGACTTCAGATAATGGAACTACTTGGACACAGTTGGGTACAACTATTGTCGGTGCTGGAACTACAAGCATTTACTCTGGTACAGCAACCTTAGATATTGGAGCGATTGTTGGTGGTTCTCCAGCCAAGGGTAAGTTCTATCGTGCTCAAGTCCTTAACGGTATTGATGGCACAATAGTCCTAGATGCTGATGCCTCAGTCATTACACTGCCATCTCAGACTACATTTGTAGACCGTTCAAGCAATGCCTACACAGTTACTATCAACAAGTCTGGCGTTGGTACATTCGTATCTACTGGCAACTATATGTATCTGCCTGGTATTTCAACCAACTATGCCTCAGTACCTGACAGTGCAGCGTTAGATATTACAGGTGACATTGATTTGCGTGTAAAGGTAGCAATGGACGACTGGACACCGAGTGCAATAAATGTATTGCTGGCAAAGCGACCAAATGGCTCAAGTCAGCAAAGTTATTTCTTCTACCTAAATACCGATGGAACAATTAGTATTGGTTGGACAACAGACGGAGCAACATTAGTTACAAAAGGTTCTACCGTAGCAACAGGAATTGCCGATGGTGTCACTAAGTGGGTTCGCGCAACTCTTGATGTTGATAATGGAGCATCAGGTAACTCTGTTCAATTCTTCACCTCAGATGATGGACTTACTTGGACCCAATTAGGTTCAACAGTAGTAACTGCTGGAGTTACAAGCATTTATTCTGGAACAGGAATCCTAGAAATAGGTTCACAATTTACTGGAGCAAGTGCCCCAGCCCGTGGCAAGTTCTTCCGCGCACAGGTTCTAAGCGGTATCGCTGGCACAGTAGCCTTCGATGCAAACTTTGAGAACAGCATTACCAGCCTATTGCAGACAACATTTACTGAATCCTCAACTAATGGTGCCACTGTAACAATCAACCGTTCTGGTAGCACATTCCGCAGTGCTGGTGTTATTGATGCTGGTTACCTCTACCCAGGAGCAACTAACACCTTTGCCCTGAGTACTACAGACTTCTTGAACTTTGGTGCTACTGATTCATTTAGCGTATTAGCAGTAGTACGTCAATGGAATACTCCTGTTAATGGTGGTTTATACATAAGTAAGCGTGATGGTGGCTCAGTGAATGTTGGTTATGAAGTGTATCCAACTACTTCAAATACTCAATTTCTTGCTCTTGATGATGGTCCTAATGCCCCACTCTCATCTTTTACAAATGCAACTATTGGAAGCCTACTCGCTGATGTTGGTGTAGTAAATAGAACTACACAAACTACAACTTTTTATACAAATGCTACAACGAATAACTCACCTGCATCAATTTCCACTTTAGGTTCATTATCTAATATTGGCGCTTTAAGCATTGGTCGCAGACCTGCAGGAAGTTCAGGCGCTGGAGGTTTGTATCAAGACTTTGAACTTATTGGTGCAGCAGTATTCCGTACTGTGTTGACACCTAAGAACATTTCAGACATAACTAACTACTTTAATGGAAGAGACTAATTATGGGTACTTTACGCAGTTACGATATTGAAGTAGTAACAGATGAGTTTGGTAATGAAACCAAAGTCTACCTAGCCCAAGGACTTGTAGTCAATGGTGTGCTACTAGGTGAGCCTATTGAAATTGATGGTGACCCTAATACAGCAGAGTGGGACGACTCAGCCTTTCCTAATGGAACTATTGACAGAGCAGGAATCGTTACTCCAGATGAAGAAGAGGTTATCTAGTGGCTACACTATCAAATTTAATTGATGAAGTTAAGGCAAACCTGCAAGGTTATACCCTTAACCAAGACCGTATTACCTATGTTGCAAACCCTAGCGGTATCACAGCATCTGATGTATCTATTAAGGTAGGCTCACAAGAAAACTTATCTAAAGGTATCGTTGAAATTGATGATGAACTCATCTATGTAGATTCATTTGATAAGACAACTAGCACACTCAACGTAATCCCTTCGGGCTTTGGTCGTGGATTCCAAGGAACTGAGGCTGCATCTCACGCACAGAATGCACCTGTAATCCTATCCCCAACCTTTCCACGTGCTTCAATTAAGAAGGCAATCAACGATACAATCGGTTCATTGTTTCCTAAGTTGTGGGGTACAGCATCTACTACCTTTACATTCAATGGCGTAGTCAATACTTACACACTACCTGCTAATGCAGAAGAAGTACTATCTGTATCGTGGCAATCAGTTGGCTCATCTAAGGAATGGTATCCAGTAAAGCGTTGGCGACCAGACCCAATGGCAAACACTGGTGCATTTACATCAGGTAACACAATCACTGTCTATGATGGCATCACTCCAGGTCGTACAGTTCAGGTCTACTACACTAAAGAACCATCACTACTTGTTAACAACTCAGATGAGTTTACAACAGTAACTGGCTTAACTGAATCTTGCAGAGATGTTGTAGCCCTTGGCGCAGCCTATCGTCTGCTTTCATACATTGACCCAGGCAGAATCAACCTAGCCTCAGCAGAGTCAGACACAGCAGATTCTAAACTACCTTCTACTGCTGGTACATCTGCATCTCGTTACATCTTTGCTCTATACCAACAGCGTCTTAATGAAGAGGCTGGCAAGTTGCAAGGCAAGTTCCCAACCAAGATTCGTTACAACCGCTAAGGAAAATAAATGACTAGAAAATTCAGTTCGACTTCTATCGAAACTACTCTTGCAGCAGGACTATCAACTTCTGCCACTAGCATTACTGTTGCTGCTGGAACAGGCTCTACCCTTATGGGTGGGGTTACCTTAGCAGGTGGTAACGTTGACCAGTTCACAATCGCACTTGACCCAGATACAGCACTTGAAGAGATTGTCTTTGTTACTGAAGTATCCTCAGATACACTAACAATCGTCCGTGGACGTGCTGGAACTTCTGCAATTGCCCACTCAGGTGGAGCAGCAGTCAAGCACGTACTAACGTCTAACGACTTGGACTACTTTAATACTGCAGCAGATACTGCAATAACATCAGCATCTACTTCAACTCTAACTAACAAAACAATCAGCCTTGCATCTAATACTGTGACAGGAAACATAACACAGTTTAATACCGCTTTGACAGGTGCAGATTTTGCCACCTTAGCAGGTTCGGAAACCCTTACTGGAAAGACTCTAACCTCTCCAACTATCACAACACCAGTCATCACTTTCCCAGTAATGTCTGTGGCAATTAACTCACAGACATCTGCTTACACACTAACAGCAACCGATAAGTCTAAGATGGTAATTGTTACATCATCATCTACTGCTAACGTAACTGTCCCACCTGCCGTGTTTTCACAGGGAGATGTCGTATACATCTCACGTTCAGGCTCTGGCGCTCTATCGTTAACACAGGGTGCAGGAGTAACCATTACTGGAACACCTGGACTTGCACTTCGTGCTCAGGCATCTGTAGCAGCAATCCTATGTACTGGTAGCAACACATTCATTGCTACTGGAGATTTGTCTGCCTAATGAGTTTCTTATTCGGTGTAATCGCTGCATCATATGACACAAC